TGTAGCTAGGTGCTATAGCACTACCGACTGGCATGTCAGAGGAACTTCCTGCTCCGTTGTAGGTGTTGCTGGTGCTCTGATCGGTACTGTTATTATTGCTGCTTACCGTAGAATCGACGGTATTCGTATTTAATGAACCATCCTGATTGTTCTCGCTGTTAGTAGACTCATCGGCTGCGGCAACCGTTGCTAGCATCAGCATTAAAATTAGTCGCATCATGGTTCACCACTTGGCGCGATTTGCCCAATAGGCCGCAGACATTTTGCCTTTGGAGATGTTCTTCGCGTGCCGTGCTTTGAAGCTAGCGCGCTTCTTTTTCATCTTTTCAGACTCACCAGCCTTCGGTTTGCCTGCAGTTGACGCACCTTGCTCGCCAAAACGGATGGTTTTGATCTTGTCGCCTTCTTTAGCCACAACAATATGGCTCTTCTTCGGGTGACTCGGCGTCCTTTTTGGTTTGTTAAAGCCCGACACTCCTGCTCGGGCTAATCGTGGGTCTTTTTTAACTGGCATTTACCACCTCGTTAGAGAATATCGCCTCTTAGGCGTTTTAAAGTTGCTTCGGGTAGGGCGGCAAACTCGTCTTCGGTCAAAGTGCTAAGGTCAATACCCTTTTCACCGTGTGTCGATGAGCTCTCGCCTGGTAATTCAGGCGGCTGGGACTCAGCTGCGCGTAGCTTTTTAGTCACTTCTGCGCGTTTTCTAGCTACTTCGTCATTTTTCTGCGCTTTCCCAGCCAAACTCGGCACACTTTCTTGCGGTTTGTCTAAATCGTGGTCTTTAACAACGTATTTCACAGCTTTTGACAGTGCGTCCACGGCTTCGTAGCCTTTCATAATGAAAGCGTCGCGCAGCTCAACGACTTCGTTGGTCATTTCTTGATCAAACTCTTCAGAATTATTGTTAAAAACGGGGTAAGCCTCTTCCATAGCGTTAGCGGCCTGCTGAAGCGCTGTCATCTGGCGGTCTTGATTGACCGTTTGTGACATTTCTTGCCTCATTTCGTACTCGAGCTGCTCGCGTTCTGCCTTTCTAATTTCTCTTCTAAGAGCAACCGCTTTTTCCGTCTCACCATCCAGCACCATGTTTTGGTACTCAACTTCCTTTGCATCGAAATCGTATGATTCGGGTGCTTCTTGGGCTTTCTCATTCGCTGCGTTAATCTCATCTAGCTGTTTTTGTAGCGCTTTCTGCTTGGCAAGTACTTCATCGAGCCGAGCTTTAGGCACCATCGGCTTTTTGGAAGTTTTTTCTGCGACTACGGGCTCTTCTTCTACCTCAGCTTCTGTTTCTTCTTCTGTACTTTGTTCATCTTCAGAAACAATTTCCTCAGAGTCTTCTTCAGCACTTTCTTCCACCAATTCATCCTCTTCTTCAACACTTTCTTCCACCAATTCTTCTACCTCGGTGAAACTAAGGTCTAATGAAGAGGAATCATCCTCTTCCATGCGGTCAGCGCCTGGCATCAAGTCAAATTGAATGGGGGCTTCTTCTTGGTTCGTATCTTTATCGTCACTCATATCAAAATCCTATTGGGGTTGGGGGGGTTTTGGGCTTGTCTTGGTCGCTTGCAGCGCCGTTGTAGCAAGTTTGGTAGCGGCGCTAGTCTGCATTTGGTCAGCGCGTTGTTGGTTCGTAGCGGATGACAGCTCTCTTCGCAGATCAAGCTGCTGTTGACTCATATCTATCTTCGCTTGGAGCTCCGCCATACGCATTTGCGGGTCAACTTCCGCAACGTCTTGTACTTTCGCTATGTTGACGGCTGCTTCTGACTGGATCTTCTTGATTTCCGCTTCTTGCTTCGCGATCTCAAGCTGAATACCCATCATCTCGATCTCTGCCTGCTGAGCTGCTGCAGCTGCCTGTTCTTCAGTCATCGGCTCCTGGCCGGTGAGGGTGCGAATACGTTTAGCGAGCTCACCTTTGCGGGCAAGGTGGCTGTACTCGACAATAGCGTCGTCTGGTATGGCGACGCCTGCTTGCCGTAGGTTAATAGCTTCTGCGAATTGAACTTCGTCGAAGCTGTCTCTTGCTGGTGCGGTAGCTACAACAACGTCGTACTCGCCGAGCATAAGGTTATTGATAACCTCGCCTTCTGGAGTCTGCTCATTGATAACCATCTCTTCGCGAGGCTTCAACGGATCGTCTTCGTTAGTAACCTGAATGACGCGCTCTTCTGTGTAGAAAGTCTGAACCAGGTTGAGTACCTTCTCCGCCAAGTACTGACGTGCTTTACGTAAGTTATCCAGTGGCACCTGAATCATTACTGCGCCGCGGTTCTGTTTAGCCTGGATAGCAATGCCTGATACTTCTGAGCTATCAGTGCCCAGCATCGAATCGTTCACACCAGATATAGTTTTGATGTTCGCTGCAGCTTTCTGAGCGATACGATCTAAACCAGTAGGTATCTGGTTCGCCTGAATCTTCTGTGGGGGAGTGGTGCCTCGAGCGTATTCAAGTACAAGGCCAGTCTCTGCGCCATGTTCTTCGAGGTCATCAGCGGTCATGCCGACCAGTGAACCTGACTCAACCATCCACCCACTATTAGCTGTAGTATTAACTATATGCAGCTCTTGAGACGCTATTTTGTTTAGCTGCTCTTGTGGAGATAGCAGGTTGCGGACAACACCAAATGGGTTACCTCTGCGGAAGTAGCAGAAGAATGGAACAATCGTAAACTGGTTATAGGGCGACCAGTCATCGTGTAGAACAACCTGATCGCAGGTAACAGTCCACCGCACTTTGCGTACAGCTTTTGAAATGAGCTCTAGCCCATACTTCTTAGCAAATTTCTTTGTCTTGCCGTCAGTCCATGCGGAGGGCGCGGGGCGCTGGTCACCAGTATTAGGATCAACGAGGAAAGTACAGCGTACAAGTTTTTTGTGCTGACGCTCGACAACTCGTAGCGACTTAACATTTCTATATTCGTCATCACCTGGTACGCCTGCACCGAAGTGGTCGTCATTGTTATCGGTGTCGCCGAATCGCGTTTCTTGGTACTCAACAGAGTCCGGCCCAAAGCTCATACCGTTTTCGGCTACAAACAACAGGCGCTCCGCCTTGCTCTTGCCATATAACTCCTCGATCTCATCGAGAGTCATCCACTTGGTCTCGAACACTTCACCCCAGGTTTTAGGGTCGGCGTCCTTGGCGTCTGGATCAATGAGGATATCTAATGGGTCTTTAGCAGTGATCCGAATCTCACCTTCAACGTGGTCACTGAAGTCCATACGCACATCAAAATAACCACGGCCATCCATAATCAGACCGTCGCTAAATACCTGCTGCTCAACCCAGTCCAGTTTGTTGTTATCAGCAATCTGCATGTACAACTTATTGAGTGTATGGGCTACTTCTTCGGAGCCGCCTCTCCGCGGTTTAAATTTAATATCCGCACGGCGATTAGACTGCTCACCGAGAATCGTGTTCACGGTAGGTAGTATGGTGTTGATGGTTAGAGCGGGGCGACCCTCTTGTTCGAGCATGGCCTGATCATCTAAATCCCACTGTTCGCCTTGGTAATAGCTATCACATTTGAGCGCCATCTCTACGTAGTCTAAGTGGCCATTATCCCTAGCCCGCTCGTACCGAGCCCACTGGGTGCGGGTTATTTCTTCTTCCTTCGCAGGACTAATCTTGGTTGCTTTCATTATTTATGCGCTCATTGCTGATTTAGTGCGTTCGCCTTTAAGTAACCCAGGAAGCCTATCTCGCCAGCTTGGGACGTGCTCGACCCTTTCAGTAAAGGTGCTGAACTCCGTCATCATCAAACCAATCCAAGCCAGGGCATCTACCTGGTCGTCGTGTACCCCGTTAGGGAAGCGCAGTAACTCTGCTACCAAAGGGCCTGTAAATTCTTCATCTTTGGGCAGAAACACCATGCCCTGCTGCATCCGACCTTGGATTGCTCTGGCCCGCGCTTCTTTATCCCTGCGGCCAGTCTTTAAGTCTTTGAAATACGCTTCGTAGAGCCCGCGCTCACGTACGCGCTTCTCGAGGAACGGTCCAAGGGCCATCTCAATGTGACCCTTCTCAATACCTATGATTGACGGCTTC